AAGAAGTTAGCTAATGAAATAGATCAAGCAACAAAACAAGTATTAGCGTCATCAGTACCACTAGCAATAGAGAAGCTGCAATCACTTATAATAGATGATAAAGTTAATCCTTCGGTAAAGTTGGGGGCTATCAATTCAATACTAGATAGAACAGGTTATCAAACAGTCCATAAAGTTGAAGATGTAACAAAGACTAAAACAGATGAAGAACTACAAATAGAGTTAAACCATCTACTAAAGAATATAAGAACTACTGAACACTAGTAGACTATATAGACAATCACACAATATAAATACACACCAATGACCTAATAGATAGGCGCGAAATGATCGTCCCACACGCACACACACACGCGCGTCAGGAATTTACAGGATCACAGGAGCGCGCGCGTATATATATGTATTTAGTGGCAGAAAATCGGTCGCCTCAGCGCCACCCCACCCCCCAAACAATTTTTGTTTGCCATAGTACAATGGATCTCTCCGTGCAGCGGTGGGGGTTTTTTGATATTAACATTTGTTAACGCTATTGACATGGGTATTGTCTTAGGTTAAGGTTGTTGTATGGCGGACAAAGCATGGAAACAACGAGAGCGGAAGGTCGCAGAGTTCTTTGGAGGTACAAGAACGCCACTTTCTGGGGGTAACGGTAAAGTAACGAGGGCAGATGTTATACATGACAGGCTGTTTATTGAATGTAAGCTGCGTGTGAAGCATAGTGCTGTTACTTTATGGGATGACACCAAAGCATTAGCGGACTTAGAGAATAAAACACCAGTGATTTGTCTGTGTGAGAAGAACCGTAAAGGGTTCTGGATTATGGTACATAGTGATGATCTGGAGAAGTTATGAACGATATAGAAAGAGCGCTTGAAATAGCAAGAGAATTGCAGTATCGTAAGGACACTAATCGTATGGAGTATTACAAACCGTACGAATATCAAAAAAAATTTCATAATACTATCGCCCAACAGCGACTATTAATGGCAGGAAACCGAATTGGAAAATCTTTTTGCGGAGCAATGGAAATGGCATTTCACCTTACAGGGCAATATCCTGATTGGTGGGAAGGAAGAAGATTTGATAGGCCTATAAGGGCGTGGGCAGGTGGCGCGTCTAATGAAACAACGCGTGATATATGCCAAAAAGAGTTAGTTGGACAACCAGATGATCCTTCTGCTAGGGGTACTGGTAGTATTCCATTAAAATATATTGGAGAAACAGTTAGAAAAGCTGGTGTACCTAATGCAATGAACAGCCTTGTTATTAAACATATAACAGGGGGGTGGTCTAGGTTAGCTTTTAAAGCGTATGAAATGGGTAAAGAGAAATGGATGGGTGAAAGTCTGGATGTAATATGGCTAGATGAAGAACCACCACAATCTATTTACACTCAATCATTGACGCGTACTGCCGATAAGGGTGGAATGGTATATATGACGTTTACTCCTGAGAGCGGTATGACAGAAACGGTAGCGCAGTTTGTAAATGATCTCAGGGATGGTCAGGCGCTAATACAAGCTGGGTGGGATGATGCACCACACATGACAGAAAAGGTGCGAGAACAAATACTTTCTGCGTTACCTCCTCACGAAAGAAAGATGAGAGAACAAGGTATTCCTCAATTAGGAAGTGGTCTTGTCTTTCCTTTGCCAGAATCACAAATGGTATGCGATCCTATAGAGATACCAGCGTATTGGCCGCGCATTTGTGGTATAGATTTTGGGTGGGATCACCCTACAGCAGCTGCATGGGTAGCTTGGGATAGGGATAGTGATACAATTTATATTTATGATAGCTATGCTATGTCGCAAGAAGCTGTACCAATACACGCAAGTTCTATTAAATCACGAGGTAACTGGATTCCTGTAATATGGCCAATGGATGGTAGGCAAGCAGATAAAGGATCTGGTAAATCATTGACAGAGCAATACAGAGCAGAAGGTGTTAATATGACACGAGAACATTTTAGTAATCCACCACAACAAGGACAAAAAGAAGGTAGCGGTGGTAACTCTGTAGAAGCAGGTATACAGGAGATGTATACAAGGTTTATGACAAATAGATTGAAAATTTTTAATAATCAGAGTAAATTATTAGAAGAACTACGGATGTATCACCGTAAAGATGGCAAAATTGTGGCAAGACATGATGATGTTATATCTGCAATGCGTTATGCGGTCATGTCTGTAAGGAAGGCTAGAATAAAGGATTATGAGCCTGTTCAAATACAATCGGACAGTAGCTTTAATATATTTGCATAGGAAAGAAAATGGGCGGAGTCGTAAGAGCAATATTCGGTGGTAGATCAAAAGCACCTCCTGCGCCAGCTGCAGTTCAAGCGGCTGCACAACCAGCTGCAACAGCGCCAACAGCACCAGTAGCACGAGCAGAAGCAGCAATAGGTTCTGGTTATGGCGCAAGAAGCACAATTATGACTGGAGCTGCTGGATTAGAAGGTGAAGCCAACATTAGCAAGACATTGCTAGGCGGTGGATCTAGGACTGACCGTAGAAGAATGAGATGATTGAAGTCAGAACTGATGACGACATAAAACACGTTGCGTATAACTGGATTAAGACTAGAGCGCACATAAATAGACCGTTACAAGAAAGTGATAGACATATTGCTTTTTTAATGGATAATAGTATTAAGGCGTGTTTATTGTTTTCTGACTATGATGGGCATAATATATTTGTTCATCTTGCAATGGACACACCAATATTGTGTCAAAGAAGATATATACGCCTAATGTTTGATTATGCTTTTAATCAATGCAAATGCAACAGAATGACAGCAATGTGTGTTGATGGGTATGAAAGAAACGAACGATTATTAAAGGGTGTAGGTTTTGTTAAAGAAGGAGTTATTAGACAGGCAATGCGTGTTGATGATGAATTTGTAGATGGAGCATTATACGGAATACTAAAAGGAGAGTGTAAATGGGTATGAAAGCAAAGGCAGAAATGCCACCACCAATAGATAAATCAGTTACAGAAAGAACCGAACAAAAAGAAGCTGCGTTAGAAGCAGAAAGACAAAGAATGATTAAAGCAGGATCACTTGGCAGAAACTATAGCATCATGACAAGCGGTGAAGGCGTAACTGGAACAGCCGAAACAGGAAAAACTTTATTAGGCGGTACAAAATAATGGCAGATATGTTAGCCCCATACGATTATGTAAAAAAACGTATGAGTGCCATGTCTAGTTCTAGGGAAACTTGGGAAGATCATTGGCAAGAAATACTTGATTATGTCATGCCAAGAAAAGCTGATATAACTCTAGTCCGTGCAAAAGGTGAAAAAAGAACAGAAGTATTGTTTGATAGTACAGCAATTACAGCAAATACTCTCCTAGCTGCAAGTCTGCAAGGTACTTTAACATCACCATCTCTCCCATGGTTCTCAGTAAAGTTGCGTGATAAGGATTTAAACGAACAAAGAGATACACAATTATGGTTAGAAGATACAGCTAGACGTATGTATGACGCGTTTAATGACGCTAATTTTAATACTGAAGTACATGAAATGTACCTTGATCTTACATCTATTGGTACAGGATGTTTGTTTGTTGAAGAAAGTTCCAAGGGATTTAATGAAGGTGGTATACATTTTAAAACATTACACATTAATGAATACTACATACAAGAAAATGTAAATGGATATGTTGATACTGTTTATCGTAAATACAAGATGACAGCAAGACAGGCATTGCAAGAGTTTGGTGAAGAAAACCTAGGAGAAAAGGTACTAGAAGCCTCTAAACAAAAACCTGAAAAAGAATTTGTTTTTATCCATGCCGTTGAACCATCAGAAGATTATAAACGTGCAACTGGTAAAGTAGCAACTAAGCTAAAATATCACAGTTGTCATGTGTGCGAAGTAGACCAAATGGTTGTTCGTACTGGTGGTTACAACGAATTTCCTTACCTAGTGCCTAGATGGGCTAAAGCGACTGGCGAAATATACGGTCGTAGCCCATCATATAATGCTTTACCAGATATAAAAACACTTAACAAAGCTGTAGAAATAGGGCTAAAAGCATGGGCTAAAGCTATTGATCCACCGTTATTAGTGCAAGATGATGGTGTTATTGGACGTGTAAGAACAACACCAGCAGGAATAACAGTTATCAGAAATGATGGAGCAATCAAACCGTTACAAATAGGAAGCAACTGGCAGATTACAGACCTCAAAGAAACTCAGTTGCGTACTGCTATTAGGCAGGCCTATTACTCAGACCAGTTGCAGTTACAAGAAGGGCCTCAAATGACTGCTACTGAAGTGCAAGTTCGTTATGAACTAATGCAAAGGCTACTAGGCCCAACATTAGGACGCTTCCAATCAGAGTTCCTGAATCCATTAATTGATCGTATTTTTGGTATTATGTTTAGAGCAGGGGCTTTACTCCCTCCCCCTGAAAACATACAAGATACAAAAATGGATATTGAGTATGTTGGGCCATTAGCTAGATCACAAAGAATGGAAGAAGCTAATGCAATAGATAGATTGTATGCACTAGCTATGAACATTGCGCAGGTAAATCCTGCTGTTATGGAAATAATTAACCATGACGAAGCAGTGAGAATGAGAGCCAAACTATTGGGTGTACCGAACAGCATACTTGTTAGCAGAGAAGATGTAGAAGATGCTAGACAAGCGCAAATGGAGCAACAGCAAATGCAACAGCAAATGATGATGCAACAACAGGTAGCCCAAACAACTCAACAACAAGCTGAAGCAGCTAAAGCGGCAGCTGATCCAGACGCTCAAGCAGTTATACAAGAAGCAGCATCACAACTAGAAGGTCTATAATGTCAACAGAAATAATGGAAGAAATGGATAGGGATCATTACGATCTTATTCAAAACTATAAACAATGCTTTGATACTGACGCAGGTAAAAAAGTATTGGAGGATTTAAAAACTGCGTATGGGGATCGTTTAAGTTTTCAACCAGATCCTTATGGAACAGCTTTTAAAGAAGGGCAGCGTAGTGTTTATCTACGTATATTACGTTCAATACAAGAAAGGAAAGAATGATTATGTACCCAGAAGAACAGGCCGATATGGAAACTCAGACAACCCAAGACACAACAGTTCTTGGATCTGAAGGATATAGCGATAACCTAGATTGGAAATCATCATTACCAGAAGATCTAGCAAAAGATCCTACAATAGCACAATTTAAAGATGTGGAAAGTCTTGCTAAAACAGTTGTGCATCAACAAAAACAAATGGGCAATAGAATACCAATGCCTAAAACAGATGAGGAGTATAGTGAATTATATGGCAAACTAGGTAGACCAGATGAACCTAC